CTTCTGTATGCACTGGGGTTCTCGAATTCTCGCCCGCCTTCCATAACATCCATTTCTTGTTGTGCCGCCATATTCCTGGCGCTTGCTCCGGTTTGAGCGTCTATCTCCCGGATCTTAGCACGTATCTCTTTCAGCTTTGTATATCGAGGATCGTCCTTGGGGAACTCAAAACCTTTTTCGGGTCGCTCGTCTGTATCTTTTATTTTATCGAGCAAATCTACCAGTTTGTAGTGATCATTTGGTAACGGCTGATCCAAGAGTTCTTGGTATGGAAGTTTCGGCTTCTCCTCCGCCTTCGGCTTCTCGGGCTGCTGGGGCTTGCTCTCGGGCTTCTTCTCGGGCTCTTTCGGCTTGCTCGTATTCAGCCATCCTATCTTATCGAGCGCGCTCCCGCCACCCAGGAGAGTCTGTATAGCTCCGCTCACCCGCCCCTGGCTGGCCGCTTCTGCCCGTCGCTCCATCTTCCTCTTGGTCTTAGAGGGCTTCTTGGAGCTGGAACCGCCTGACCCTGAGCCGAACTGGCCATTGTCGGCCCTGGGGTGCTTGGATTCCTCCCAATCGCCCGCTTTCTTGAGTCGGTGATTGGTGCCGCCGAGAAATATAGAGCCGTCCGGGGCTACGTGGTGCCGCCTAGCCTCTTCGAACCAATCAAGATTCCGGAGGATAGACTTCAGGATCGGTATGCGCATAATCATGATATTCGCCTCAGCAGTATTTTTCGGCTTCAGAACCAAGCTCGTGTAGAGCCTGCCAGTCGTCCAGCAATGCCCGGCAGCGAGCTACCATAGCCCGGTGGGCTTCGCGGGCTTCGTAATCTTCTTCAGGAAACATTTTAGGTCGATCCAGGGTAATTAATTGGCAAAATGTGGTGGATGCAATTAGGATGCATGAGCCCCTGCTCCAAAGCAGTATCGAGCGCCGGGTATTCTCTCGATCTTCCCGATATTGATACTATCTTCCCTGCCCACTCACGGCATACTTCGCAGGTGTTCGGCCTGATCTCACGAGAAATCAAGACCAGATCCTCGTTCTGCTCAACTGCCCGGTTGATTGATCCTTCGTTGAAGGAATTCCTGGCTGCCGTGAGGGCCAACATTTCAATGTAAGATGATATGGAAAGCTCTTTTCCATCAATCGTCTTGTGACCTATGATCCTGCCTTTCAGGCCTGTATAGTCAGCCTTCTTGTTAGCCAGCGCAGCCTGAGCTCTTCGCTTCTCCGATTCGGCTATGACCTCTTCTATGTGTCTGCCCATCTGGGCATCCGTCTCTTTGAAACGGTTGAACTCTTGGGTGGTCATCGCCTGAGCCGCCTTAGCATGCGGCCCCTGTAGTGACCCAGCACGAGATCCTGCCAGGTACAGACCTGGGATGGAAGTTCCCAGCCAGGTGGCGGCATTCACCAGCAGCTCTCGCCTGATCCGGTCTGTGAGAGATCGCAGCCTGTCCGGGTTATCGAGGTTCTGGTCGATGGCCGCCTTGATGGCCTTTTCGCCTCTCTTGTAGAGCAAAGCGATGATAGCGGCGGTCTCCTTGATCCTTTTGCGGAGGTCCTCTTCCTTGGACTTGCCCCTGACCGCCTTCTCGATCTCTGACTGAGGGAGCTGAGACAGAAGGAAGGACTCGGGTCTCCCAGCGGCACGCCAGAGCTTGCGCCGCAGGTCTGGCAGATCATAGCCCAGAGCTCGAGCTCTGCGCCAGAATGGGGGGGTGAGCAGGTCGTACCTGGCTTGATCTGTGAGGTCCCCATCCGACAAGTAGCCGGTTGTGCGGATCAGAGAGAGGAGTTCGGTGTTCATATACCCACAGGCATTATGCACCGGGCAATATCTGAATTGAAGAAGGAAAGCCATTCCACTCTGCAGACCTCTGCCACTGGGCTGCTCTCGTGTGCCTCGTGGCCCTCATCGCTTCCCATTGGAGACATGATATACCCTCAAAGATTTCTGAATAGTACTCTATGATCGCTGGGTCTGGACTGTAGAGTGGCACGAAATAAGCGTCGATGGTATCTTTCAGCGTCATGCCGGCATCCCTCCCAGGATCGCGTCTATTGCGCTCTGACCATCCAGCAGGCTCGCTATGGGGTTGCCGCCGTGCTCCTGCAGGAGGTCTTTGGTCTCGTCCTCGACGTAGTTGGGCAGGCCCAGGTTGTCGATGATCGTATCTCTTATGCCCCTCTGCTGCGACAGATCCCAACCTGCTTTCTCGAAGAGACTCAGGATAGCCACTACATCCTGGGTGGCTATGGGGACAATAGGATCATAGACGATCCTGGGCATGGGTGTACCCTTCTCGAACTCGAAATGTGGGTTGAGGGCGAATAGCCGTCTGACTGCTTGGTTGTTGATCGACTCCTGGAAGCTCTGCAAGTTGGCTTCGACTGCTAGCGTGAAATTGTCCGTCTTATCCCTGCTAAGAGCTAGACTGCCTGTGCCCCCCATCCCGAGGGCGAGGAACTCTGTGAACGTGCTCATGAGCACAGCTTTCGCCTCAGCCTCGATGGAGCTGGTTATGTGGTTGACGATATCACCGTTTGTGGACGGCTGCAGGAACCCTATCTTGATTGTGGGGTTGCCGTCCTTGTCCCAGACCTGAGGAGTGATCAGCCAATGCTGCTCCTGCATAGATATACCCTCAAGGCTTTCCTTGATGCTGAGGTAAGATCCGTATGCCTCCTGCGCAGCTTCATCATCCGGTTTGGTGGCAAGTATCTCAGGAGCGCTGGCTATATTGGCGGGCACCTCAGCCCACGGTATTCCCGCACCGCCTCTCTCTATAATTATATTTCTATAATCTTCAAGATATTTCTTAGTCCTCCAAGATCGCCATGCAGATCGCAGGACTGACCGGCCTTCTGGTGAGTCCTTGCCGGGGTCTGATCTGAGGAGGAGGATCTTCTGGATAGGGATAAATGTGGTTTTGTAGTCTGGTGCTGCCAGCTGGGTAAATCCCAATAGACGGGTTACGTCCTGGGGGTCGTAGTCCCAATGAAAAACGCTGTCCGGAGCCCGGTACGCAAGGTTGGACCATCCTATGAGGCCGTCATCGTACTGCGAGGACATCCGTTCATCTTCGTGATCTCCGGCTCGTTCCTTGTAGACGAGCTCTAGGGGGAGGAATCCGTACTGAGGCACCGCACGGGCAGCTGTGGCTATGATGGTCTGCCAGCTGTGGGCCATATCTGCTATGCACTCTTCTAAGAACTTGACAGAGCCGTTATCTTTGTTGGCGTCGTCTACCGCATCCACTTTCCAGTGAGCTCTGCGGATGAAGACGGCGAAGGCGCTGAGGGCTGCTCCTACGTGGGCGTCATTATCGCCCATCTCGGTGTAGGTCTTGAACAGGGCTTGACCCTGCAGCTGCGGGAGGAAGTCGCGTTTGATCCACCCCGGCATGAAGTACTGCAATCCTGAGCGGCCATAGGAACTGCCAGCGAGCGCCCTTGGGCTCTGGATGAATTTCGGATAGATACCACCATTGGGGGCTGCTGGGGGCTGGGGGGATTGTGGCATGAGAGACTTCCTACTTGATGGGTACTTGATGCGGTTCTACAAAATCGATAACAAGAGGCTGTGATAGAAATTTAATCTTCGTTGGCAATTGTCACGTTGTTCTTCCAGCCATTGTCATGGACGTCATCGATCTCGCGGACAACACCTTCTGCCGAAATGGTGACGTTTGCCTCTGGGTCGTATTGCTGCAATATGGCAATCAATTCTTTGACTTTCATCGTTTTGCCCCCTTGTGCCGGTTGGTGCTCCGGCTCACTGCCCGGAGGTTTCGCTTGCTATTGGAGCCGCCGTTGCTGAGTGGATTTTTGTGATCGGCTTCTTTGCCATCTCCGTGCTTGAGCCCTAGTTTCCTGCGGGCCGCATTGCGCTGTGCCCGTCGCTTGATCTGCTCAGGAGTTCCGTGGTACTGGTCGTATTCCTTCCGATAGTCCCTAGACTTCTCAGCTTTCTCCAAGACGGCTTTCAGGATCGGTATGCGCATGATCAAGAGTGCATCACTTCCAGGGTGGTATTCGTTTAGCTCCGACGAATGTGAGCTTTACATTCTGGGGCATCTGGCCCAAGGCCTGAAATGCGTATGCCAGGGCGTCACATTGATCGTCGTGGGTGCCTACTGGAAAGCTCAGTAATTCAGATTCGAACTCCGGCGGGAGGCTGCGATTATGATAGATCTGACCCAGCTCGTACCTGGCCTCCAGGGGGGCAAATCTTGATACCTTATCCGATATGGGTTTAACTCCCCGGACGTTTAGAGACGTCTGAGCGGAAAGCTGTTGGATTAGAGCTTTTTGGTAATTGACTTCTTCTATAGCCACGATAGACGGCTTCCATTTGGCCGCCATCTGACTGATAAAAGTAATCTGCTCAGAGAATGATCCACGGATTCGCTGGACATCCAGCACATGCAAGATACCTTCTCGGTCTCTGCCTATGACCGCGCCAGCTGTATAATCTGCTGTCTCTTTTTCAGATATGGCAAGATCCACGCCTAGTGATATGTTAAGCTGCGGTTGTGGTGGTATGCGGTCCTCGTACTTCAGCCAGGCCCGTTGTATCCTGGTAGCTCCCGCGCCAATAAACTGACATTCGTATTCTTGTGCTACCCAAGCATTGCCGCGCTCTAAACGTTCTTCCTCGATGAAGGAGGGATCGATCCTAGGACACTGTTGCCACGGAACTTCGATCTTCTCCCA